AATTCGGCTCAGTTTGGCATGAAGAAGGTTGCATCCTAATGGCTTTATTATTCTGCGATGGCATAGACGTTGCAGCAATTGGTGATTTTGTAAAAAAGGGTTGGGGCAACTCTGCTACCGCGTGGGATTCTATAGTAGCGGGTCAGACAGGTAATGCTTTTAAATGGGGAACTGGATATATTTCCTACGCCTTCTCTGAAGGAGGTAAAGATAAGATTTATGTAGGATTTCATTCTAAATATGATTCTATTAATTATTACCTTGGTGGTCCTATCATAGCATTTTGTGATAGCTCTCTAGTAATGTGGGGATTGTGTAATAAGGCTGCAGGACTGTTAGAACTAAGACGTGTTACTACTAATAATATGGGAGTAGGTTCTTATCTATGGACTACAGATGCTTCTTATAGCACTAATATAGGATTCTGTTCCAAAAGAATGAGAGAAAATACATGGGAATACATAGAATTATATTATTATGCTCATGATTCTGCTGGTGCTATTGAAATCAAACTTAATGGAGAATCTGTTGGTAGTTGGACGGGTATCCAGACTACTAATACAACTTCTTCAGGAAGTAAACTTGCCCATCTATTTTATATGTTTGGATTATATACTGACACTTTTCGTCAGATAGATAATGTTTATGTCTGTGATACTACAGGTACAACTAATAATTCATTTCTAGGACCAGTTCAAGTAAGGACAATTCTACCCTCAACTGGTAATGGTTCTAATACTGATTTCACTTGTTCTACAGGTACAGACCACGGAGAGATGGTCAATGAGACTACTCCTAATGATGATACAGATTATGTTTATTCATCGACTCAGAATCATATAGATACCTGGAATTATCCTGCGATGGGGGTAACTGGTACAATTAAGGCAGTAGCATCAAATTTATACGCTAGGAACTTTGATGCAGGTTCGAGAGCAATTGCAGCAGTAACCAGACCTGCTAGTACTAATAGAGTTCATGCTACTAATCATTATCTATCCTCAGAGTATAATTATAAACAGTCAATTTGGGAAACTAATCCAGAAGATTCCTTAGCATGGGAAGTTACCGACGTTGACGGTGCTGAATTCGGAGTAAAGGTAACTGTATGAGTGTAGAACTATACGCTAACGGAGCAGCCACTACAATCTCCGAAGATTTAGATGCTAGTGAATCTGGAGTAGATGTAGCCTCTACTTCAGGGTTTCCTCTCACTGGTAATTTCCGAGTGCTCGTCGGAAGTGAGATTATGCTGGTGACGGGAGTTAGTGGAAGCACCTTCACCGTAGTGCGTGGGTATGAAGGTACTACTGCTGCTACTCATACTAGTGGAGATGCCATTACCCATATTTTAACTAAAGATTCAATGGCAGCAGTTCACTCATTAATTCATGGCTCAGGCTTTCGTACTAAATTAGTAGATACAGATTGGACATGGATAAATCAGGGTTCTGCTACACTTGATAGTACTTGGGGATTATCAATTTATGCTCCGGCTACAAGTGGTGATAGTCTTAGAATATTAAAGAAAAGTGCTCCAGCTACTCCATATACTATTACGGCTACTATTAATATGTTTATGATTGCTACTAATTACTCTTTTGCAGGAATTGGATTTAGACAGTCTAGTGATGGTAAATTAGCTACTATTGGATTTGGTTATAGTGGTAACTGGCAAATTCGTTCTTATAAGATGGCCTCCGCAACATCTTATAGTGCGGATTATGGGACCGGTACTTCTGTATTACCAAGGGGACAACTTACCTTTAGAATTAAAGATGATGGGTCAAGTAGATATACTTATGTTTCTCCTGATGGTCGCCATTTTTGGCAATTTCATACTGTTGGAAGAACTGATTACTTAACTGCTGATGAGGTTTGTTTTTGGGTGAATGCTGGTAATGCTTCATATCCAGTTATAGGACATCTTCTCTCTTGGGAAGTTGAATGACGAACCAGATTGGAACGTCAGACTCTAAGTTTAATAATATCTGGTTCGGAGGAACTGGAACTAGTCGAAACTATACTAATACTACCACTGTAACTCGCGTTTCGGTCGCACCTGTTGAAGTAGTCTTAGGGGGAGATTCAGGCAGAGCGGCAGTATCTGTTGCTCCTATTGAAGTAGTCTTTGAACCAGACTATACAATCAGAGTTACTCAACTTGCAGCGGAACTAGTAAATGCTACACCTGCAGGAGTTAGAGTTACTCAGTTAGCAGCAGAACTTATACAAGGTGGTTCTGCTCCACTTAGAGTTACTCAACTTGCTGCGGAATTAGTACAAGGTGGCTCTGCTCCTCTAAGAGTAAGTCAATTTGCTATTGAAGTTATTGGTAACTTTACACTAGCTCCCACAGCAGTTACTAAGAGTTATCCATTTATAGGTAATATTATAGAAGGAGGAGTTTGGATTGAGTAAAGGACCATCTCCCAATCTTAGTTGGAAAGAACTAGCTTGTAAGGATGGAACTCCATATCCTAATGCATTCATTGAGGATGGAACAGCAGAGTTCCTCGCGTTTACTTTCGAGATGATTCGGGCCTTGTATAATAAACCGATTCAGGTGGTATCGGCATATAGAAGTCCTGAATGGAATAGACTAGTCGGAGGCGCGAGGAAAAGCCAACATATGTACGGTAAGGCGTTAGACCTTAAGCCGCCTGCTGGAATATCAGTTAAGAGATTCTATAATGATATTAAGGAACGTGCTCAAACATTTTATATTGGTGGAATTGGGTTATATCCTACTTTTGTACATATTGATATTCGCTGGACTGGCAAACTAGTCTGTTGGAAAGGCTATGGAGTCAAGGATAACGTATGAATATTCGAGGATTAACTCCTTACGATTTATGGAAGATTCGTAAGATTCACGAGGCACATTTTGCTCATGAATTTGAATTTCCTGAATTTGAGAAATTTCATAATGCATTCGTTATTGAAAATAATGACCAAGTGATTGCAGCAGGTGGAGTCCGTTCTATTGCAGAAGCAGTCGCGGTTACTGACCTGAATCAACCAGTCAGAACCAGACGCGAGGCATTATATATACTACTACAAGCATCGTTATTTACTTGCAGTAGATTAGGATTTGACCAACTGCACGCATTTGTTCAGGATGAGAAGTGGTTAAAGCACTTACAAAGGGTCGGATTCGACCATACTAAGGGAACCTCATTATTCATTGGAGTTTGAAGTGGGACGCCCTAAGAAACCTTACGTATTCGACCCTGACAGACCAGGATTTACACCTACGTTAATTTGCGATATTACTGATAAATACAGTGAGGATGAGAATCAAGGTAAGGATAATCAAACTCGCTGTAAATGCCGTAAATGTAAGGCATGGTGGAAATATATCCGAAAGGTGTAAATCATGAAATGGTCCGCTCTATGGAAAGTGCTTAAAGTTATTGCTGAAAACGCGACTGTTATAATTGCTCTAATTGAAAGGGCTAAAAAGGACGATGGAACTCCAGCTAAAACCGGGTGATTGTATTCTTTATCATACTCATGATTGGTGGGGCTGGTTCCTTAGAGTTAAAACTTGGTCATCTATTACTCATGTAGAAATTTACATGGGAAAGGGCCAATCAGTAGCTAGTAGGCCCGGTAAGGACGTTAATATTTATCCTGTTAGAACCGAAGAAGTTTCATATGTTCTTCGTCCTAAGCGTGAATTACTCCTAGACTACGGAATGGCATGGTTTAAGTCAGTTCAGTATAGACCATATGACTGGTGGGGATTACTTCGGTTCTTTCGTATTGGTAAATACAACGATAACAAGATGTTTTGCTCCGAATTTGCTATTAACTTTTATCGAGCCTGTGGATTCGAGCCATTCTCAGCATTATTAGAACCGGATAATTATTCACCAGGAATGTTCTTAGCTAGCACAGAATTTGACGTTATTCATGATTTGGTTAGGGAGTAAAACATGGCAAAAGGGGACCAAAATCGGACTCAGAATAAAGTCGATGAACAACAGAAGATGGCACAGGGCTATCTTACTGGTGTTCAGCAGGGATTAGGTAATCAAGCAGGTAATTTAAGTACTAGTTATTTTGGTGCAGGTGCGCCCTCATATGGCAGCACCTTCGGATATGGGTCTACCGTACCACATTATAGTTGGACTAATGAGTCCTACTATCCTGGGGGTAAATCAGGTAGTCAGACCGGAGCATATACTCCTACCTATAATCAGAATATTAGACAGAGTGGAACAGCTCGTCCGAGGAATGATTCTGGTGGATTTGCTATTCCTAGGAGTGGGACTAGTGGGGGTCTAATGCAACTCCTCCAAAGTACTGGTGGAGCTGCTTCTCCACAAGCATTAGCTAGTCTTGAGCCACAACTGAATCAGATGGGTTATAGCTTACAACGAAATTCCGCGGGGGAGATTCGTGGTAGGTTATATGACCCATCTGGTAATGCTATCGACGTTGTTAATCCTAATGGTTGGGGTGGTGGTTGGGCAGAAATTAATAGGGGTAATGGTCCGGGTACTGGTGGTAGTGCATGGAACCAACAGTCGTTTGCTCAGACATTTGGTTCCCCTAGTACTCCACAAGAACTGATTGCGATGGAACCTCAACTTGCTCAGGCAGGTATTAGAGTTCTTCGTAATGCTGAAGGTACAGCAGGTAAAATTCAACTACCTGATGGTAGAATTGTAGATGTTATTCAGGCTGCTGGTGCTGGTGGTACAGGCTTTCAGTGGTTAGATGATGGTGGAATGGGTGGTGGATTTGGCGGAGGTATTATGGGCCAGTCTCTTGGAGACTATTCCAAGATTATGGGCTTATATGGTAACTTCGCTGAGACTGGCGGACTTACTCCCGAACAGTTACAGGATATTAGGTCGCGGTCTAATGCGCCTGTTCGTTCTGCCTACTCTAATGCTCAGAGGGAGATGGAACGCGGTAGGTCATTACAGGGTGGATATAGTCCAGGGTTTAATGCTGCAACCGCGAGGATGGCTAGAGAGCAAGGTCAATTAGCATCTGACCAGTCCACTAATACTGAGGCTATGATTGCTGAATTACAGAGGTCTGGTAAGTTAGCTGGTATGGGTGGTATGGCTAGTATGTATGGTGCTACACCCGGACTTGCTAATACATTCGGTAATCAGATGTTACAGTCTCAGGCTCAACAGTTACAGGCTGCTGGCTTACAGAATCAGCTCTCACTTGGTCTAATTAGTGGTCAATTAGGTCAATCTCAAGTTCCTGGTAACTGGGCACAGGGTATCCAAAACTTTTCTAATTTGGGTAAAGGTATTGGTGAGTGGAGTGGTGCGATTTATCCGTGGGCTACGATGGGTATGGGTGGTGCTTAACAATGTCTATTAATCCATATCTCCGAATGCAGAATCTATATCAACTTGGAGCACCAGTTCAGGAAGGAGTATTTCCAGACCCTAATATTTCTCCTCCTGATTTCGGTGCTCCTAATCCTCAGCAATTTCAGACTCAGGTTGATATGAGGAGTATGGCTCCTCCTGAGGATGATATTGTACAACGCTATATGCAGATGTATAAGCCTGAGACTGCGTATAGTGCGAAATTAGAGGAATTAATCAACCAGTATCCACAAGAACCTAAGCATACATTTAAGCAGAGATTACTAGCCTCCATCATGGGTATTGGTCAGGGTGGAATACAACGGGCCGATAAGGTATTACATGGTGAGTATGAAGGCCAGATTCAAGACTGGAAGAATAAGCTCCAACCTTATGAATATCTCGCGGGGACTGAACGATACAATAATGCTAATCAGCGACAGTTAATCACCCAGATGGCAGGTAGGGATATTCAGGCTGATAGAGCTGATACTTACCGCCTCTATACAGAGGGTAGATTAGCTGATGCTGATGTTAGGAATAAGATTGCACAGCAGAGAGCTGATGCTTATGAATGGCGTATTAAGAATCCTAACCACCAGTTAAAGGATGTAGGTGGTAGTCTAGTTAATTTTGACCCTGCAACTGGTCAGGGTGGACCTGTATTAGATAGTACTGGTCAGCCTATTAAGACTGGTAGTCTGAGTGAGCGGGATAAGCATAATCTCAGGATGGATGAGATTAGACTCCGCAATCAAGGCGCTATGGATAGAACTATCGCTGCTGGTGCGGACGTATATACTGAGACTGACCCCACAACTGGTGAGGAAAAGAATACTGTATTTAATCCCAGGGCTCCTAAAGCAACTCCACCAAGAGGGCCATTAAAGAAGGTTGGTACTCCTGGTAGCTCTTACGAAAGCGAGGGCCAGAAGGAAATTCGTGACTATCGTAAGGCTATGGATGCACTTAGGCGTCATCCTGAATGGGCACCATATATTAAGAAGGGTCAAGGTGCTCATGATTGGAGTTTAGTTCCACCGAAGGGCTGGAGAGTTACTGAGAAGGAAAAACAGGATTATGAAGCTGCTAAGAAAGCAGTCCTTGAACCTGAACCTTCATTAAGTAATCCTACTCAACCTATTACTGTTCCAGGGTCTACTCCCCCTAATGTTCCAGCAGGTAGTCCTATGAGTGTTGGAGCTAATTATACTGAAACAGTTGAAAATGGAGTACGTGTTAGAAATTATAGGAATGGTAGGAAGGCTTATTTGGTGGATGGACAATGGAAGGGCCAGCCATGAATCCACAGCAACTTGTTCCTGTTGACCCCGAAACAGGCGAGCCTATTAAAACACCATTAGTCCCCGTAGACCCTGAAACTGGAGAGCCTATTAAGACTGCTCCTCCCAGTGGATTACCTTCTCCAGAGTTATCTAGTTATGTTCCTGATGAAGCTAAGAAGGCATGGGAATTAGCTAATAAGCCCCTATGGGAAGCACCTGCCAGATGGGGTAGGGAGTTCGAGAATTATGTAGCTAATGAAGGTCCGTTCAGTGGTACTTCCAATGAGACACTTGGAATGCTGAATGGATTAGTTGCGGGGTTAGGCAGAGGAGTTGGTGAGGTTGCATCAGGATTCACATCTCCACTTAACGCTGCATTTCTCATGTCAGGAATGGGGGAAGGTGCAGCATTAAGGCAGGGTCTACCAAAAGTAGCTCAAGGATTAGGATATGTTACTAAGGCATTAGGCGCTCCGATGGTAGCTCATGGTGCATATACTGGACTTGCACCTGAATCTGCTCTTGAAGAAAGATTAATGGCTATTCCTGAAGTCGCAGGCGGGGCGGCAGGAATGTTGCATACTCCGGTGAGTCCCGCAGCCTATGAAAGAGCTAGAATTCAGGCTCTATTCAGTAATGGTATTCTACCTGAAACGCGAGCTAATCTTGGTACGCAGGTAGGAGAACATACCATTCGTACAGGTGGACCTAGAGGATTACTACCTGAAACTGGTGGAGAAACTGGATTAGGTAGACCCAGATTTATTGCTGGTGAAGCTGGTATTGCTGATGTATTCCCTGAACAAAGTCCTGACCTTACTACTATAAGTGAAGCTCGTACTCGTGTTGCACCTCGTATTCCGGGTGAGATTAATCCTACTCTCGCTGCTCAGTATGGAATGAAGCCGGGTGAAAGTGCTCAACTAAATCAGCGTCTAGAGTTGATGCCTGATGGAACATTGAGGGATGCTGAAACTGGCATTCGGTTCACGAGGGATGGACAGATTATTCCTGAGCCAGTTAAGGTTAATAAGAAGGCATTTAGAGAGGCTCAGAAGGCTGCTAAAGCTGACATTACCGCACCACAGACAGGTAGTAAATATAGTAGTGACCCGTTAACTAACCTTACAGAAACAGGTCAGCCCAAGTTAGTTGAAAAGCCTGGATATAGTAGTTATACTCCAGAAGTTCAGGCTCTTATCGACAAGTTGGCTGAGGAAGTTAAGAATCTACCTCCTAGAGAGACTCCTCCACCTGAAGATGTTCAATTCATGCAAGTTCCAGGCTCCACTAATATCGCTATGGGTGGAGCCTCTCCGAAGGTTTTACAGACTTTAGGAAGCTCATTATATGGTGGGGACCGTCCCACTATCATAGCTAAAGAGTTAATTCAGAATGCTGTTGACGAACATAGAATCACAGGGTCAACTGAACCTGTTAGAATATTATATAACAGTGGAGATTCACATCCCACTTTAGGATATGATACTCCAAGTATTACTGTACGAGACTTTGGTAGGGGATTAAGTGCAAGTGAACTTTATACTATTTTTACTGACTTAGGAGAGTCTGGTAAGGGGGGAATTGAATCTGCATCTGGTGGATTTGGATTTGCGAAGGCTGCTCCGATGTTGGGCGGCGAATATGTCGAAGTAAAATCTGTTGTTCTAGAAAATGGACAAAAGGTAGAATATTCATTTAAGGGTAATCCTAGCGAGTTGAAGAACCAGACAGTTGGGGTTCCTCTAAAAAATAGGATAGTTCCCCCTGAAACTAAAACTGGAATGACAGTTAAGACTTATTTTGAACCTGGTACTTCCACTACTTCAAGTTATAATTTTATTAAAAAACTCAGAGAATACTCTGAAAATTTAGATTCTGAAATTCAAATAGGAGATAATATTGGCAGGCCTACATATGATGCACAAGAAACATGGTTAAATGAAGGTACTACTGCCGACTGGAGAAATCCTGATAAGGTATTTACTACGTCATCTGCTACAAAGCCGGTTCTCACTAAGATAGGGAATTTTAGTACCCGTGGAGCAGATATCGAAATTAGTCATGGAACATTAGAACCTGAAGTACAGACAAATTATAGATTACACATTCAAAATAAGGGATTATATCAAGCAACTGACTATGGTGAATATAGTGGTCTGGGAGTAGAAAATGCTCCATCAGAAATTATTGCTAATATTAAGGCTACAGTAGAAGAAGGTCATCCAGACTATCCCTTCACTGTTAATAGAGAGCAACTCAACTATGAAGTAAAAGATGCTATAAAAAAGTGGGTTAATGAGAATGTAGTTGGCGCACAAATAAAGAAAAGAAAGGTCCAAATACAACGTGCTTATGATGAAATGGATAATTTACCCAGAGCTGGTAATGTCTATTTCGTAGACCAAGGGAAAAGATTTACTCCTGAAGAAATAGAAC